GGGCCAGTCCTCGTCGTTGTAGTACGTGAACCAGGTGCCGTCGTCCGCGTAGACGACGCCAAGCTCCTGGAACTCCTCGGGCGTTACCCAGGCCGCGTCGTCGGCGTAGGCCCACCCCTCGTCGGTCCACTCGTCGTAGTCGTAGTCGTCGGCCCATGCGAACACGGGCAGCGCCAGCGCTATCGCAAGTGCTAGCAGGATTGCTTTTTTCATCTTTCAACCCTTTCTTCAAGTGTGTTGTTATACCTGGTCACGAGACCGTTATCCCAAGTTCCGGGCAATCTCCGAACACGACGCACCCGGCCTTGACGTACTTCGCGGGAACCCACTTTGCGCGCTTGCCGGACTCGTCGTCCCACATGCGGATCGCGACGGCCCCCTTGTGGCTGACCGCCACGACGCGGAACTTCTCAAAATCCCCGTTGACGACCATCCAGCAAGGGGCGCCGAGCATCCATGCGTACTGTGCGTACTCGCGCGGCTCGTCGCGCGACGCGACAAGCACCGCCATGGAGCTGACGCCGATGAGCAGGCCGATGAGGCCCGCTACGAACTCGCCCATCCGCGGCCCTCCTCTCTGATCGCCACAAGGTCGCGCCACCCGTCCACTGCGCGGAGGGCGTCGATCATCGCCTTCGCGAGGTCGCGTATTTCCCATTGCGCCTGCTGGGTGTTGCGTACGTCGAGGAAGTGGAACAGCTCGCGCGCGTTCATCGTCACGACGATGGTTGTCTTGGTTGCTTCTGGCAGCAGGTAACGCGCGTCCTCTGGCTTGCATCCACGACTCAGCGCTTCCTGGTAATCGATCGCGCATTGCTCCATGACGTACATGAAAGCGCCCTTGTTGGACGGGATGTACTCTTCTTCGCAATCGTCATCGAACCACGGGGGTATCACATACCACTCGTCAGACTCGGTATCAATCTTGCAATAGCGCTGTGATTCCTGACTGTAGCTTGCGAGACGGTGCCTTACGAGCTGATGGGAACACGCACGGCTTATGCCGCTCACCTTGAACGTCACGCTAGCATGCTCGAACACGCTCGTATGACCGGATTTAAGGCAATTGCGCACGCGGTTCTCGCTGTAGTTGTCCTTGCCGTAACACGTCCCAGCCGCTTCGCTGATGACGCGCAGCGGGTCGGGCGTGCACGCCTTGATCTCTACCTTCATGGTCCACCTCCTACAGTGGTTGCCCAAACATCTCGTTCCAGTCGGCGATTGCGTCCTCGTCTGACTCGGAACACATCGACAGCCCCGGAACGACGCTAAGGCGGCACTTCTCGTTGTCGCACACCGCGACGTAGTGCACCTTGTCGTTCCATGTCGTCTCGATCTCGACGACGCGCGCCTTGTCGCACCCGCAGAGCTTGCAGGGCGCCGTCTTCGCCCTAGCCATCGTCCACCTCCAATCCGAGCCGCTTCATGCGCTCCTCGAAGGGAGCTAGGTACTCGGGCGCCCACGGCGCGAGCGCGTTCTCGCCGTCGGGGTTGACGTAGGTCACGTCCTTCACGAGCTCTGCGTGCATGTCGAGCACCAGCGACTTCAGCTTGTCCACCTTCGCAGTGAGCTCGTTGACCTCGGCGCAAAGCTCGCCGTTGAGCCTTTTCAGCTTCTCGATGTGCTCGTTGAGCTGCTTGTCGTCTTCGATTTTCGCGGTCATTCGTCCTCCAATCCCGCGCCGATGGCGAGCTCTTTCAGGCGCTCGTACAGGAACACCTGCTCGGGGCCGAGGAACTTCAGCTCGGCCCATGCCGCCATGCCGAACGCCCTGAGCCGCGCGGCCTCTCCTTCGAGGTCGTAGATGCGCTTGGCGGCGGCTTCATCCTTTAACGCTGTTCGCATTCGGCCACCGCCTTCTTGACCGACATGACCATCAGCGTGTCGATGCGCCGCACCTCGTCCACCGCTTCGGCGATGGACTTGGCGTTCTTGGGCGACTTGCGCTTCAAAAGGTCGGCTGCCTTCATGACGGCGTATTCGAGCGATGGAAAGTAGTACTTCCCCACCCACGACTCGTCATCGCCGCGTTTCTTCCTGTACTGGACCTGCCAATCGGTGTCCTCTCCCGAGATTCGGAAGGGAGCGCCTTCGATTTCGATAATCATTCTTCTGTCCTTTGGTTGATTTTTCTCGTTTAAGGTGTGTCACGGCGGTGCAGAGACGCGATAGCGCTCAAACCCTAGTCAGTACCCATCTGAGCGATTAACGCGCCTTGTGCACCTCACTCAAGCGCGTCAACGTCGTCGAAGTCGCGCGCTGCCACCCTCGTCCACCGCTCCCCGTCCACCTTTACGGCGACGACGGAGTCTTCGGCCTTCGACGCGAACGTGTAGCTGCGCTCCCCGGACAGCTTCATGCCGATCTGCACGGTGTGGGACGTCTCGCCGTCCTCCACGACGACCTTCGCCCCGGTCGGGAGCTGCTTCACCACGACGCCCTTCCACCTCGGCTTGCGGTCCCACGAGCTATTCATCGGCGTCCACCTTCTCGAAGCGCATGCCGCGCCACTCGATGGCGCCGACCAGGTCGGAGCAGCTCTGCGGTATGACGCCGAGGTCGGGGGCCTCCAGGGTCCACGGCGGTTGGCCGAGCTGCTTGACCGACTGGTGCTTCGGGACGTACAGCACCGAGCCGTCCTCCCTGACCACCGGGTCGAAGAACTTCTTCAGGTAGAAGGGGCGGTCGGGCTTCTCCGGCACGTCCCGCCCGCCGTTCCTGCAAGAGCTCATCTCTAGAGCCCCTTCCCCAGCGAGTCCAGGCAGAACTTCAGTCCGTGGAGCTCGGGGGCGCACTCCTTCATCTCGTCGTTGTAAGACCCGGTGTTGCCCATGAGCTTCTTCGCGCAGCAGAGCAGGAAGCCCTCGCGCTCGTCGTAGACGTCCCCGTCGTGGCACTTGACGACCGTCTTCGTTCCGTCGTCCCAAACGATGACGGTCGCCGGGTCGTTGTAGACGACGTGCTTGGGTTTCAACGGGAAGTTGAGCTTGACGATGCTTAGACCGACGGTCCCGTCGATACGTAGCGAGTTGCCGTTTTCCATGTTGCCTCCTTCTTGACAATGGGAATCCGCACGGACGCGATGGCCGTCCGCTGCGGTTGTTTGTATTGCTTGAGTTGTTGGGTTTGCGCCCCGCCTGCCGCTAGGTCAGGACGGAGATGACTGCATCGTTGTAGAAGTCGCGTGGCGACATGCCGTCCGGGACGTCGGCGAACCACACGCACTCGTCGTCGGCGCTCGGCTTGAACCCGCACCCGACCGTTCCGTCCGGATACACGATCCCGCCGTCGCACTCCCCTCCAGTGAAAGGGCACTGCTCCGTGTCCATCGGTTCCCTCCTTCGCCTGTTACGGCGTTACAGATTCACGCGCGTATACTTACCCCCCTTTATTATTATTTTCTTGCTTTTTAAAAGAATGTTACGCACATCTGTAACGCTGTAACACAAGGCTACCATCTGCTAAAACTCCGTTACAGAGCATCTGTAACAGTTACGGTTCATCTGTAACATTTTGCCAATTCATCTGTAACACTGTAACGATCTGTAACGCTTTTCACCGCTCCGAGTAGACGCGCATCGGCCTTCCGTCGCGGCGTTCCACGACCGTCTTGAAATTCAGCTTGTCGGCCACCTCCCGACCGAACGATGGCTTCCCGTATGGGTTCTTCACGCCGCTCTTGTCGCACCAGGTTTTGTACCTTTCGTACGCGTACGACGTCTCCCATCCGATCAGGTCATCCCGAACCATGTCGTTGTCTTCCAGCCACTGGAGCAGTGAGCAGTTGTCTACTTTTATTTCGTGGACAATGTTCTCGCTGTCGGAGTTGGGTGTGGGGCGGCGGTTCTCTATGACCCGCCTCAATCCCAAGACTCCTCTGGATATCGCCGCCTGCACGGCTGTCTCCTCTGCGAGCTTCTTCGAGATGTCCGGGTCGAAGTCGGGGTCTTTCGGCGAGAACTTGGCGTTGAACCGTATCGGGAACAGGCGCCTCATGACGCCCTCGCTGTCGTCTCCGAGCTTCGGGAACCTGTTCGCGCTGAACACCAGCGTGCAGTACGGCACGAACGTTAATCCTTTCGTGCCCTTGACGTCGGTGTACACGTCCTCGCCCGTGATTATCTTCTTGACGAGCGCCAGGTCGTTGCCCTTGACGAACTCGTTTCCGATGTCGTCTCCGAGGTTGGCGAGTTTCCCCATGAGCTGCAACGCCTGGAACCTTTTCGCGATTATCCCGAGGTCGAGAGACGAGTAGTTTTCCTTTCCCAGGATATTCGCGAGCATGCGTATGTACGTGCTCTTACCGTTGCTTGCGTTGTCGCCCTGTTTTCCGAGCAGAATCGCGCTGTACCCGTATTTGCTGTCCCTGAGCATGCACAACCCCATGAACTCACAAAGGTTGTGCTCTATGAATGGGTCGTTGCACGAGATCCTTGCAAGCGTCTTGTCCATGACGTCGGACCTCGCATCTTCGTCGAAATCATGAGGTATTACATTCGGTATCCGCAGTTCAGGGGTTAAGCTCATCAGGTCCATCGTCTCTACGTCGAGGACACCGTTTGTGAACGCTATGAACTTTGACGGCGCGGCACTTTCGTTCGGCATCATTATCCGCAAGTAGTCTCGTACCTCGTTGCGGTTTTTCTGGGTTGCGTTCGGCCTTATGGATATGACGGCCCTTTCTATTGCATCCCATCCGATGCGGTACCGCATGCCATCGTACACAGCGGGCGCGCCGTCGAGATAGCATGCGCCGTATTTTCCAAGCAGCTCTTGCGCCACCGTGACGTGGTTGAACCTCTGCATGGCCGTTTCGCCGCTTTGATTGTCGAGCTCCCCTCTGTAGTATTCTTCGGATTTTCCCCTTGGCAACTTCAAGGCCGACTTGATAATCTTTCGAACCTCGTTGTCTGGAAGCGGGTTGTCGAAGCTTTTGTTGTACGCCATGATGCTGCTCTCGACGGCGTTGTCGGGCCACGATTGCGACATGAACGAGCACGCCATCTTGAACAGCTGGTTGTTGCGCCCCCCTTCGTTGAAGGTGGACGCATCCACTTTCTTGGTCGCGCTGTTCGTGCCGCTCCCGCCGTTTTCAGGCGACTGGACGTATTTTACGAGCTCGTACACGAGGTCGTTCGCGTCCGCTATCTCCGTTTCGTTTGGGTCGAACTCCCATACGTACTCGGTGTTCGTGTCGGGATGCACCGATGGCGGCAGCATCACGTACGAACCGTCACCACGTATATCTATGCCGAGCTCGTCGTTTGTGCTCGGGCGGATTTCCCTGTCTACGCGGTAGTAGTAATGGTACCCGCCCGTCGGAGTGCAGCACGTCACCGTTTCAGGAAGGTCGCCGTGTTCGAGTTCCCAGTCGCGCAGCGATCCGGACCCGTCCTTCCCGTTTTTGTTGTCAACGTCTATAACGACGACATTGCCCGAAGGCGCCCCGCATGAAAGCGCTATGTTCGAGTTGGGCTTTATGCTGAACAACGAGATTACTTCGAGCGGATTGCTCGTTGCGTCGTAGAAGCCGTGCGACCCGCTATACGGGTCCTTCTCGCCGTATGGCGTCACGAACACTGCGAAACCGTGTTTTTCCGCGTAGCTTACCGCGGCTTCGCGCATCTTGCTACCAGCCACGCTCCCACCCCGCAGCCTCGAAAACATTCTCGTGGTCTTCCTGCCACTTCCAAAGATGGTTCATGTCGCAGTTGCTTTCATCGTGTTCTTTGTTCGGGCACGCCTCGACGAACCAATCGGAGGGCGAGAAGTGGGCCTTCTTGCATTTCTCGCACACGCTGAGATACCCCTTGTTTTCCACGATCTCGCCATTCGGGTTGTAACCGTTGTCGACGTCGTTGAAGAAGTCGTATATTGTCATAGACCCATCAGGGCCTCCGACAACGACCCTTTTCATTTCCATCACGAGCAGCTTGATCTTGCGCAGGCTTTCCTCGTCGAGTACACCCTTTACCTCGAAATAAGTGTCGATTTCGGGCATGTAGAAATCAGGGCAGTAGCATGTCCCGTCGTCGAACCTGAATCCGTGGCCTTCGTATTCCCACACGATGCCGAGGCGGTCGAATGCTTGGGCGTACTTCGCTTCGAGCTTGCTACGGAACTCGATTCCGTGATACGTCGTCGGTATCGCTTTCAGCCTTTGTGTCATGCTTCACCCCCAATAGCTCGCATATCCTCTTTGCGCTGTTTTCCGGTCGCACGAACTCGAAGCGCACCGAGTAGCGCGACTCCATGGTCTTCATCTGCTTCGCGAGCATCTCGCCCTGGACGGGGTGCTTCGTACCGTGGCGCTGGCATACGCCGTCGTCGCGCGGGTTGCACAGCCCACCGTGCCTGTAGGTGCATTTCAGACAGTGCGTGTTGCACCACTTGCGGACGTCCTCAAGGCATTCGGCCTCGTTCGTCTCGACGAGCACGACGAGCAGGAAGCCCGCGTCGTTCGCGCGCTCGACCTCGCGCCTGAAGCGGTTGTGCTCCCTGCTGAGGTTTCCGGCTATTTCGGCAAGGCCCTGCTTCGTGTCGACGCTGACGTTTGACCCGTCGATCTGGTAGTCTCCGAAATCGAGCTTCTTGAGCACGGTGGGAACCCCGTGGGACTCCCACCACTCTTCCTTGACGGCGTGCTTCCCGTGATGCTGGCGCGTGTCCTTCCAAATGACAGCGCCCATGGCTTACACGTTCAGTGTTGCGCCGTACGTTGCGGGGGCCTGCTGGCCGCCGCCCTTCGCCTTGCCGCGGTTGTCCACCACCTGCGGGGCGGGTATCTCGCCGTTGCGCACCATCTCGGGGGTGAGCCATGCGCCGACGCTGAGCTTCCAGCGGTCATATCCGTTGTCGTTCAAGTCCACCTCGCCGTTGAGCACGGCCCAGAACTTCTTCCCGACGAACATGTCCCAGCGGTCGGCCTCGAATGCGGCCAGCGCGTCGAATTTTCCAGGGTTGCAGGCGTTGAGCACGTTGATGTTGTGCTTGAAGTACTCAAGCTTCTTCCAGCTGAGGTAGCAGCTGTGCATGAAGTCCTTGTCGACCAGCGGCGAGCCGTCCCAGCCGACGAAGTACGCGTCGGTGTACTTCTTCTCGAACGGCCCGGACGCGACGTCCCAGATAAGCCTGACGCATTGCTTCTTCATGCCGTCGGTGTGGCCCTGCTGGGTGTCCCATTCGGTGCGGACAGCCTGGATGTACAGCTCGTACACACCAGGCTCCATCTGCTCGAATCCGCCACCACCGCCTACCTTCGCCTCGGTGTTTGCAAGTGCGTTCCTGTCGATTTGCGGCATTTTGTTCTCCTGTTCTAGTAGGTTTCTGCCAGCTTGTTCTCGAACACCCCGACGAATTCGTGTGGGTACTCGAATTTTCCGTACCTTATGAGCGAGAGGGCCAGTGCGGCTCCTTCATACTGCTCGTAGCCCATGACGCCTTCTTCCCTCAGCGCCTCGGCCGCCTCGCTCAACAGCTTGATGCAGCCATCAAGTTCTTCGATGCCGACCCTTTTCGTCGGCCTGTAGTCGTTCACGAACATTAGCGGTCCCTCTTCCAGTCGTAATCCGGCTCGGGCGGTGACGAGACCTCGTCCCAATCGATGCCCTCGCCGCAGTTCCCGCAGAACCTCTGCTCGAACGGCCAGTCGATTTCGACGCAGCAGTTGCCGCAGAGCCAGCTCGTCTTGAACTTCTCGGGAGGGAACTTGTCAGCAGACGCAGTCATCGCCAACACCTCCCCTACCCTGTCGCGAGCTCGTTCAGCCGATACGCCTCGCGGATGCGGCTGTCCACCATCTTGAGGTCATTGTCGATGAACTCGTCGTTGAAGAGCCCAGGTGGACATTTCGCCGGGTTCGCGTTGTTCGTGTGGAAGCCGTAGCGGTCGCCTTCCTTGACGCTCTGGAAAGTGCAGGTTACCAGGCCGCGGATCATCAGCTTCTCGTTGAGCAGCTTGCCCACGGTCTTGATATCGATCGTGCCGTCGTCGAGCCTGTCCTCGTGGAACATGAAGTACACGATGCGGCTCACGTCGCCGTCCTCGATGACCGTTTGGAAGAGGTTCCACATGCGGGCGGCTACGTCCGTGTATACCTGGTACTTGTTGTCGTACGCCTCTGGACCAGTGGACCAGCGCACCCACGCCTCGGAAATGAGGAAGCCGGCATCGTCCACCACGACAGAACGTTTCTCGTGGTGGTTGACGAGCCAGCTTTGCACTATGTCGACTCGCAGCGGCTTGTAGCCGTTTTCGCGCTCAAGCCGCATCGTGAGCGACGGTATGTTGATAGTTTCGAGCTGCCTGTCGAAGAAAGGCAGGATTTTCCCCTGGGTGTTGAGCACCGCCACGTCGCCCTCGTCGAAGTTGCGCATCGAGTACGACTTGCCGGTGCCGGAGTTGCCAAGGATTACAATTGGTATGGAGATAAGCCATCGCCCCCTTCTGTTTCTACTCGTCTTTCCGCGCTCGGCGCTCGTACTTGCAGCTCGCGAGCCGCGATTTGTACGACGACTTGTAGCCCGTCGGGAACTCGCCCTCTTCGAGCAGTTCCTCGCAAAGCGTCACGAGCTTGTTGGCGCGGTC